ACCCCCCCCCTGCACTTTGTTTCTTTCGCCAGATATGTGAGAAGCGGGTGAATTATTCAAATGTGAAAGTTCGGTCCAGGGAACGATCAGAAAAATATTCCTCTTCTGGCCGGGATATTGGCTGTCCCCCATTGCCAGCAGACCCGATCCGGCGAGATGATGCCAACCTGAATTTTCTTAAATTCTGTTCTTCTTATTTTCCAAATCGGTTTTTTTTGCCCTGGAGTCCCGATCACTTGCAAGTAATTGCGCGAATGGAATCAGCAATACTGCACGGCGGCCTATTCGCAATTGCTATGCCGCGCGGTTCTGGGAAAACGTCGTTGGCAGAGGTGGCAGCAGTCTGGGCGCTGATAACCGGGAGACATAAGTTCGTGATGCTTATAGCTGTTTCGGCGACAAAGGCAATTCAATTGCTGGAATCAATAAAAACCGAGTTATGGGCCAACGATTTGCTGCACGCGGATTGGCCAGAAATTACCCACCCGATCAGAGCCCTCGAAAATCGGGCGAATAGAAGTAAAGGTCAGCATGTGGGGGGAAGGCCAACAAATATTGGTTGGAAACAGACGGAAATAATTTTGCCAGACGTGGAAGGGAGCCAGGCAGCAAACGGGATTTTGCGGGTGGCGGGCCTGACTTCTGGTTCAATTCGTGGGCCGAAGTTCACCCGCCCGGCAGATGGAAAAACGGTCCGGCCTTCGCTGGTGATTGTCGATGATCCCCAGGACGATGAAAGCGCAGCCAGTCGGAACCAGTGCGAAAAACGACATAGACTCCTTCACGCGGCAATAGGCGGAATGGCCGGCCCTAAAGATCGAATTACCGCGATTTGTCCGTGCACAATAATTTGTCCGGACGACTTGGCGGCCTGTTTGCTGGACCGGGGAAAGTCTCCGTTATGGACGGGGCAACGTTATCAGTTATTAGCGCGAATGCCCGAGCGAATGGATTTATGGGACGAATACGGCGCCCGTCGGGCAGAGGAAATCCGGCATGACGGGGATGGTAGTTTGGCAACAGCCTGGTATGGCCAGCGGAAGGAGTTGATGGACCGGGGGGCAATAGTCAGCTGGCCGGAGCGTCACAAGCTGGAGGACCTTTCGGCGTTGCAATACGCAATGAACCTATATTATTTGGACAAAGTATCCTTTATGTCCGAATACCAAAACGATCCTCTGCCGTTGCTTGAAGAAACTCAGAAGCTTACCCCAGATCAGATAGCTGCAAAGGTAAACCGCCAGGCCCGTTATTTTTCGCCCATTGGGTGCACCATAGTCACAGCCTTTATTGACGTGCAAGGTGCGCTACTCTATTACCTTGTCGCCGGCTGGGAGGACAATTTCACGGGTTATATCCTGGACTACGGCACTTGGCCAGATCAAGAACGGGCCTATTTTTCCTTGGCAAGCGCAAATCGGACCTTGGCCAAGGCGACAGGTCACAGCAGTCGGGAGGGAAATATTTATGCCGGGCTAGAAAAATTGGCGGCGGAAATCGTGGCCAAGAATTGGCCGAGGGAGGATAATTCAATCCTGCGAGTCGAACGTTGCCTTATTGACGCGGGCTGGGGCCAGGTCAGGGATGTAATTTATCGTTATTGTGCTCAGTCCGCTTTTCCGCTGGTAGTTCTGCCGAGCCATGGCCGGTTTGTGGGGGCTTCCAGTATGCCCATGGCCGAATATGCCAAAAAGCCAGGAGAACGGGTGGGAACAAACTGGATTCTGCGAACCGAAGCCGGAAGAAAACACGTCACTTTCGATACAAATTACTGGAAATCCTTCGTGCACGACCGTCTTGCTACTCCAATGGGGGCCGTCGGCTGTCTGTCTCTTTTCGGCGAAAAGCCAGCGGAGCATCGACTTTTGGCCGATCACCTTACTTCGGAAAATAAAATAAAAGTGGAGGCAAAAGGTAGGACGGTGGAGGAGTGGAAAATTCGCCCCGACCGGCCGGACAATCATTGGTTTGATTGCTTGGTGGGGTGTGCGGTGGGGGCGTCGATGCTGGGAGCGTCGATGCTGGGCTCGGCAACAGCCGGGAAGGGGGGAAGAGTAAGTTTTCGGGAATTACAGCGGAAAGCAAAAGAAAGACGTACACGTTTCAACCCGGCTGAGTAGACTCCTATTTTCAAGTCTGGAAAGGTCTGGCGCAGCCAGCCGGAGCCGGCCGTAACTCGGACCTTACAGCCTGGCTGATAGCTCGCCCCAGCTGGAAAGTGATTCTTATTTTTTTGTTCTGGTAGGCAATTCAAATTTCCCTTTCCCTTGATTCTGCCGGCCAATTTCAGGCAGCACGATTACGGCCCCGGCGGCAGTAAGCCATATCGCGGCAATCACAACGGCGAAAAGATTCAGGCCAAGACCGCCGATGGCAAAACCTTTCCCTCCAGAGCAAAAAAAACCTACGAAACCAAGAAGGATGCCGAGCAGGGAAATCGGCAGGGCAATTATAGCGGTGCAAGGAAAAAGGGCCGTGAGGAAGGAAAGCCCGCCGATAACCAGGCTGGTGATGGCCAGGCTGTTAGGACCTGGGCTTTTGCCAACCTTGGAAAAGGTTTTCCCTGTTCCGGGACTTGAAAAATCTAAATCGGACATGGCATTTCCTTTCTCAGAAAGCCGCCCGCCTCAATGGGTTCTGAGGTCCCACCTCGGCGACCTAATTTTACAAGGAAAAAAAGAGGCTTCCAGAAAAATCCAGCTCAAAAAGAGAATTTTGCTCTTGAACCGATTTTTTTCAAATTTCATTATCCGTTTACGAAGGGGGGAAATCCATGCCTGATTTGTCGGATTCAATCGAAGTAAACGCTCAAAAACCAGCTCAGGTTTCAGGAGATGCCGGGTCGGTTCAGCAACACCCCCTGCCCGACCAAATCGAGGCAGATCGTTACCTGGCGGCAAAAAATTCCTTGAAAACCCCTCGGCGAGGTCTAAGGTTCAACCAATTGGTCCCCCCTGGGGCGGTATAGATGCTCAAATTTCTCATGCGATGGCTGGGCTTGAACCGCCCTCTGGCCATAACTGACGCGGCGAAAACCACAAGCGAAAATCGCCGCCACTGGGCGAATGCGGACGGCCTTTCCCCTGCTGCCAGCTATGCTCCCTGGGTTCGCGATACCGTTCGGAAACGCGCCAGGTATGAGGCTGAGAGTAATTGCTATGCCAGCGGAATTGCGGAGACTCTAGCTCGAGATCTGGTGGGAACTGGCCCGAGACTTCAAATTCTGACAGAAAACCAAAGCTTGAATCGGGAGATCGAGTCGGCTTTTCGGGCCTGGGCCTACGCCGTGGGGATGGCCGAAAAATTACGACTGGCAGCCAGGGCAAAAGTGGTCGATGGGGAAGCGGTAATTCTTCTGGATAACGACCCTACTTTGCCCGAGGTACAACTGGTATTGCGGGTTTTTGAAAGCGACCTTTTAACCACTCCCTGGGGGTTAGGAACTGATCCAAATTTGCACGACGGGATACGTTTTGATTCTGCCGGAAACCCTTTGGAATATTATCTTCTGACTTCTCACCCTGGAGATGGGGGCGGCGAAAAATGGAAGCGTATCCCCGCCGAACGGCTACTTCACTGGTTCAGGCCGATTCGTCCAGGCCAGACGCGGGGAATATCCGAATTGGCCGCCGCGTTGCCGTTGTTCGCCCAGTTGCGAAGGTATACGCTGGCCACCTTGGCCGCCGCCGAAGTGGCCGCAGATTTTGCGCTTCTGCTGCATTCCGATGGGCCGGGCGATGAACAGGATCCGCCTGTTCCTTTCGAGGAATTGGAAATCGCCCCCCGAATGTTGACTACTCTCCCGAAAGGGTGGTCGGCAAGTCAAGTTCAACCAACCCATCCGACTACGGAATATGCTGGGTTCAAGGGGGAATTGTTGGCAGAAATTGCCCGATGCCTATCGATGCCCTTCAACGTCGCAGCCGGGATGAGCCGGGATTACAACTACAGCTCGGGCCGTTTGGATTTTCAGAATTACTTCAAAATGTTGGAAGCCGAGCGGTCTGCGCTTGAAGTTCATTTGGATCGAATTTTCCGGGCCTGGTTCGAGGAGGCAAAGGCTGTTTATGGTTGGGGGGGAATACCGGAAAATTTCCATTGGTTTTTCGACGGTTGGCCGCACGTTGATCCGGTAAAGGAAGCCCAGGCAGATGAAATCCGCCTGCTCAACCATACGACCACCTTGGCCGCAATTTATGCCGAACGGGGCCAGGATTGGGAAGACAATTTGCGGCAGCGGGCAAAGGAGGTTCTGCTGATGGGCGACCTTGGCCTTTCGGGGGGACCGCCGCCAGCGAGTCAACAAAACCAAGGACCGCCAAGAAATTTTTTTTCGCTTACTGGAGAAAATTAGGTGTTTGAAGTGCCCGAAATCGGCGCCCGCTGGTGGGATTATTGCGGCCTGTGGTCGATGGAGCCGTCGGCGGCCGCGAAACTCCAGGAACACATTGCCAGCCTGGACCTGCCGGCCCATATCGCCGCCCACGCCGCCGGCCTGCCCGCCCCTTTGGCAGCTGAAAAAGTAGACCTGCCTGGTGGCCGGAAAATAGCCGTGGTCAAACTGTCGGGAATCTTGCTAAAAAGCCAATCGTCTTTCGGTGGCACTTCCACCGTCCAGGCCCGGCGGGAAATACGGGCGGCTGCCGCCGATCCCAACGTGGATGGAATCCTGCTGCAAATTGACTCGCCTGGTGGAACCGTGGCCGGCACCGACGACCTGGCCAAGGAAGTGAAGGCAGCCAATAAGCAGAAGCCCGTCTGGGCGCATATCGAAGACCTGGGAGCCTCGGCCGCCTACTGGGTGGCTTCGCAGGCCAGCCGGATAACGGCGAATTCCCCGACGGCCCTGGTGGGATCAATCGGCACAATTCAGGTTGTGCACGATGTCAGCCAAAATTTTCAAAGAGAAGGGATTCGCACCCTGGTATTCGCTACGGGCCCGCTCAAGGGCCTGGGCACACCAGGAGCCCCGATTACTACCGAGCAATCCGACCACCTGCAAAGTTTAATAGATTCCGTGCAGAAATCTTTCGATGCGGCCGTTCGCCAGGGGCGGGGGTTGGCTGCCAAGGAACTGGCTGCTGTTCGGCACGGCGGCGTATTGACGGCCGAGGACGCCCTGGCCGCAAAATTGGTCGATGGAATCCAGCCATTGACCCAAACCATTACCGATTTTGGCAAGGCGCTGAAGTCGAAAATCACCTTTTCCCAGGAAAATAGGGAGATAGTAAAGATGACCGCTTTTGAGACGTGGGTATTGAGCCAGGGCTTCGATCCGGAAGAATTGAGCCCGGAACAGACCAAATCGTTGCAATCCCTATTTCAGGTTTCGACCAATCCGGCGAACCCACCGGCCCCGGCCGCCGAAAGAAATACTTTCCAGGAAAAGTTGGCGGCAATCGACCGGGAAAACCAACGGGTGGCCTATATTCGGGAAGCAACGGTGGCCGGGATGGGCCGAAACATGGGGGACATTGAAAAATGTCGTCAGTTGCGGGAGCTGTGCGAAACCGCCTGCGCTGATCCCAAGACTTCTGAAAGAGATTTTGACCTGGCACTGTTGCGGCAGGAGCGGTCCCTGGGGATTGGGTTCGTTTCTTCTCGCCCAGCTGAAGTGGACAACGAAGTTTTGGAAGCTGCCGTGGCTCAGGCAATCCGGTTGCCAAATTTGGAAAAAAAGTATCCAGAGCGCCACCTGGAAATGGCCAGCAAGCGATTCAAGCACGGTATCGCTCTTCAGGAATTGCTTGCCTTGGCGGCCGAGCGAAATAACGGCTACCGAGGAAGCTGCCGGGACGTGGTGGCCCTTTGCCGTGCTGCTTTCGGAGGCCAGCAATATGACATTCGCGCGGATAGCGGGCTTTCCACGATCAGCGTAAACGGAATCCTGAGCAATGTTGCCAACAAAAGTCTGGCTTCCGCGTTTCTTTACACCGAGCAGGTCTGGCGCCAAATTAGCCGGATTCGCACGGCAAACGATTTCAAAACCATGAACACCTATCGGCTGACCGGCTCGAATAAATTCGAGAAGGTCCCGGCCGGCGGCGAGATCAAACACGGGGACCTGGGCCAGCTGGCTTACACCAACAAGGTCGATACCTACGGCAAGATGCTGGGTATTGACCGCCGGGACATAGTCAACGACGACCTTGGCGCGCTGGCAGGGGCAACGGCGGACTTGGGCCGGGGGGCGGGCGACTCCTTGAATGAGGTTTTTTGGACTGCCTGGCTTGATGATTCGACTTTTTTCCCGACGGACAAAAGCAAAAACAATTATGACGACGGCGCGACGGACAGCGTATTGTCTTTGGCTGGCCTGGAAAACGCGGATACCATTTTCCGGCAACAAACCAAGCCGGACGGAACCCCCCTTGGGGCCGTCCCGGCAATCTTGCTTGTCCCGGTCGGGCTTCGGATTACGGCTTTGCAGTTGATGAACAGCACGCTTTTGATTGGTCAAGGGGCCAGCGCGGCTGCCTTGGGGGCCAGCAATCCCTGGGCCGGGGCTTTCACCGTGGCGGCCTCGACTTATCTGAGCAATTCCAGCTTCACCGGTTATAGCGCCACAGCCTGGTATCTCCTGGCGGACCCCAACAATATCCCGGCAATCGAAGTGGCTTTCCTTAATGGCCAGGAGTCCCCGACGGTGGAAACGGCCGAGTTTGATTTTGACCGCCTGGGCTTGTCGATGCGGGCCTACATGGATTTTGGGGTGTCGAAGATGGAGTACCGAGCCGGGGTCAAACTGAAAGGCGCCGCGTAACAAATTCTGCCGGCCTCTGGCCGGCATTACCTTCTTACTTTGGAGATTTTGCGATGGCCGAAGCCGTTTTTTTCCAGGAGGGCGATGCTCTCAATTATACCCCGGTTGCCGACTCCTTGGCCGGCGAGGTGGTCCAGCTTCGCGACGGCCGGGCCGGTGTCCTTCCAGTGGATACGGACGCCGGCATCGTGGGCGCTTTGCAGGCCAAAGGGATTCACACCGTGGCCAAAACGACCAGCCTGGTTTTTTTGGAAGGCCAGGAGTTGTATTGGGATCACAGCGCAAACAAGGCTCATTTCAAGCCGGTAAATGACCGCGACTTTTTCCTTGGCACTTGCGTTGGCGATGCGGCCAGCGCCGCTACCACCTGTAAGGTCAACCTCAATAAGCATGCCGAGTACCTGATCGACGTGATGCGCGACCCAGTAGACGACGTGCTGGTTGCAGGTGGTCTTTTCCTCCAGCAGGGGGGCACCCAGGTTTTGAAATTCGCAACTGTTGCCGAGGCGGAAAAGACGGACATTCTGAGCAAGGCAGGATTCGCCCCTGGGGCGAAGGCCATAATTGAGGGCCTTGTGGAGGTGGTGGATAATGGAGACGCGGCCGCTCCCGACTTCAATATCGGAGTGGCAAGCGCAACTCATGCCAGTGACGCTGATGCGATTGCGGAACATTGTTTTTTGCACATCGACGGAAACACTTTGGATATTTATGCACAGAGCAAGGACGGCACTACAACCGTTGCAGCGGTTGATACCACCG